AAGATATTCATGTGTTGGAAGATACTGGACTATGGATGGAAGATCCGAAGTCGACTCCAGGTTGGTGTCACCTTCAAATCTTCCCGCCGCGATCCGGACAGAGGGTATTCAAACCATGAATGAAAATGAAACAACTAGAAAATATCCACCGATCAAACGTCAAAAATCTATCGAAGAACTTGAATTACAAGATTTAAAAGCAATTGAGTTTTTTCTCAATCAAGCCAAGATTGCCGAAGAACGAATCGAACGCAGACGGAATAGCAAATGAAAAAATCATGGCGAACTTCTGTTGCTGGCGTTGGCATGATTGTCTGTGGTGCTGGTGGTCTGGCTGCAATGCTTCTTGCTGGGCAAATGCCAACGTCTGAGCAATGGACGATGTTTGGTGCACTTATCGTTGGCGGATTCGGCCAACTTGCTGCAGCAGACAGCAAGCAGTTACCTCCGAGCACACCGTGACGCTTATTTTGCTCGGTATCATTATAGCAGTCGCACTTATTGCAGCAGCATACTCAGTCGGCGCCAGACGCATTGTGAAATCGTTCGCTGACTCTACTCCGCAAACTACCAAGATTGAATCGGATGCAATGGAAGTGCATCGTAAGATCGTCAACGAAGGCGAAGAAAAAAAACAGGATTTGCTCAATGCGGACCGTGATCATCTTCTTAATGAACTTCGAAATAGCGTGCGCCCAAAACGCTAACTACGCACACCTTCCATCATCGTTACAGGTAGACCCTTTGAGCGATGTAATTGCAATTCCTCCAGGTGCTTGCCTCGGTTTAGATGACCATTTCGCCATGAGCACTAATGCTGTGCGATCATTGCTGATGAATCAGCGAGATACAGAGACGAGACATGCACTCGAGCTAAACTACTGTCAGAATGCGACAAAAATCGCTAATGCGCAACGCGATAACGCAGCCAAGGCATTGGAGCAAGCTGGATGGTGGCAGAGATGGGCAGTGCCTTTGATTGCGGCTGGCACACTACTAGGTGCTGGACTTGGACTTGCCACTGGAGCTTCACTCGTTAAACGCTAGTCATTGTGCCCGATTGCTAGGCACTTTTGCGTAGCCAGCTCATTTTGATTCCATCCGGCGCTTGCACCCGACACACAGCCGTTGGCTAAATGAGAGCAGGTGAGATCCTAATGCGCATGCCTTCCCGGTTTGCACAGCAACCGTATCATGAACAGCATCGATCACCTGATTTTGCCTAATAGGTGTTCCCCCGCAGTTGACCCGTATACCATTCAACACATCGCTCATCCGGCCAGCTTCGCAGACACCCATACCTGAAGACTCATCTCCACTCCTTGTCGCGCACACGTTTTGCGATAGACAGCGCTCCTATCTCGTCGGCGTCGCGAAGCAGGCGAATGATGTTGTCTAGCGCATATTCGAAAACTTCTATCCGCTTACTCATACCAAGAATCGCACTGGCCCCAGCAGAAAACGCATTGTCATTGTTTTTGTAGCCTGCTTTGGTCGCGTGCTCACCGAGAATTCGCCACAACTCTTCATCGTTACCGATCTGCCTTTTGAGATGCTCGACGACTTTCTCTACCTCCGCGAGCTTAACGCGCAGATCGTTAATTTCGCCGTTTGCTTTATATAGAGCATCCGTAATATTATCCGTATTGGCACTCTCGGTTTCTGCTTCTAGCTTCGCTTCGCCGAGTTTATTTTCGACTTCGGCGAGATTGGCGGCGAGGGCATCACGCTCGGCAGCAATGGTGCGCTTGTTCTGAAAGTACTTTTGCCCCATATAATCGCCAATCAGCTTCGTTGCATCCGTCACCATACGTTCGCGCCAATTCTCGTGGCAGCCATCTTTGACCCAGCGCACGACATCGAGAAATCCGATACTGACATCAGCCAGATTATCGCACTGCTTTTCCAGCTCCGCGACGCGTGCCTTGAGCACATCATTCTCTTTAATGAACTTGCGAAAGGCCGCCGCTTCTTCTCCGACAAGCATTATTCCGCCTCATCTCTGAGCAACTTGGTAATTGTATCGGTCAGCGCGTAGGACTGATCGCCTAGCGTCTGCTTCGTTCGCCGATTCGAGAAGAAATATCGATTGAGCACATCAAGAGCCGCCTCTTCCGCCGCGAGTCGCGCAATTCTGGTGAGGGCCGAACGCATTGCATTCTCTGTCAGCGGCACAAGCTGACATCCGTCAAGTTCATCATTCTCAAATTCAACTTGTCTGGCGTTGCAATATTCCCAGAGTGCATGCATCTCACGCTCAATCGACTCACGCACCGTCATGGCTTCACCGGCTCCTCGTGGCACATTTGTGTTGGGCACTCTACAGGATGGCATTTGCCTTCGCAGATGCGAGCGCCAACACGGCCAGCGCGCTTGCACATGGGGCATAGCTCTGGACCTTCTCTTGACGGCGCAAATCTCCATCGACATCCGGCGTTAGCGCAACTCTTGGTGAACGAATCAAAGCTCATTCGCCACCGTCCTTCAGAAGCGCGAGGATGGACTCACGACACTCCCACCAAATCTCTCGACACTTCGGCATGAGAATCGCTGCCACGTAATCGAATGAGCCGTTTGGCTTGCGGTCTGATGGCAGCTTGTCTTGAATGGCGTTCACCACATGCGCGCACTCCCTGATTCCCGACTCGCGGCCCCGAGCCTCTGCGTCGGCGATGGCCTGCGAGATGGCATCAATGGTTGCATAGGCGGTGCTGTATGGCCCACCTAACTTGTTGCGTGGGAATTGATTGCGGTACAACTCCGCCGCTTGCTCCCGGTGTTTCTCGTTCGGATTCATCGGCTTCCATTCCTTCGTGCGTGCGTTATTCAGCAGTCGGTCGACGACCTTGTTATCTGGGTGCTCATCGTCCACGTTTCACCTTCTTGCATTTGCGCTTGGGCTTCACCGGCACACCCAGATCGCTGCGACTACCACGGCGAGACAGAGAATCGATACTGCAAGTTCATACCCCTCTTTGACCTCGTAACCTCGCTTGTGTTCACGGATTAGGTCTTGCTGCTCACGAATCGCATCAGCGGAATCGAAATAGTCCATTCACCATGTTCCTTTAATGTCTTCTTTTAGACCGTACCCGTCCCCGGACCCGTCCCCGTACCCGTACCCGGACCCGGACCCGGACCCGTCCCCGGACCCGTACCCGTACCCGTACCCGTACCCGTACCCGGACCCGTACCCGTACCCGTCCCCGTCCCCGGACCCGTACCCGTACCCGTACCCGTACCCGTACCCGGACCCGTCCCCGTACCCGTACCCGGACCCGGACCCGGACCCGTCCCCGGACCCGTACCCGTACCCGTACCCGTACCCGTACCCGTACCCGTACCCGGACCCGGACCCGGACCCGTACCCGTACCCGGACCCGGACCCGGACCCGGACCCGGACCCGTCCCCTATTTCGCCCATGGCGCTGCCTCAAACGCTTTTACTGCAGTCGGCGTGACCTCTGATACTGAAGTAACATTCATCAATTCAACATTTGCAGCTGGGCCAATTTTGCATGATTTTGTTGGTCCATCTGATGCTAAACCAAGAAATCCTTTGGCATCAGATGACCAATAAACTACATTACGACAGTTGCGCATTTTGACAGTAACCTTGCCATTACTTTCGCTGCGTGCAGATAGGTAACCGAAAAAAACTCCACGGTGTTCCGTCGTCACTAAAACAGGTTTTTCATCGGCAATGACTGTTATTGATTGTTCTTGCTTCGAACATACACCAAGGTTACTTGCCACTGCTGCCACTTCTTTGATCTGTCCGAGAGTCATTTCATTGATATTCATTGAGTTTCCTTTTAGTTAATTTCTTCGATCATGATTTCAGTTCGTGGATTAACGCGATCTAACTCTTGCTTGAACACAAATTCGGCTAATTCAGGTGAGTCTCCTTTGAGCAACCCGAGTTTGCATAGACAATCAATAGGTCCTTTCAATCCTCCAACTAGGTTGTCATAGTCGAGCTTGCGCTTTCCGAAGCGAGTGATTGTGATATGCCTTCTTCCGTTAGCCTGTGGTATTCGCGTATCTAACAGCAAAGCACTGAGCCACTTTTCCCACTTCTTTTTAACAGTGTATTCAAAACGCCAATGTTTGTGGTGAAACGTATTCCTGCTTGGACTCGGCACAGGAACAATTAACAACCACTGTCCACTCATTCAGACTCCAGCTTATACTCATTGATTGCATGACGAATCGCATTGCTACGTGAGCGCCCTTCGCTCTTTGCAATGCGATCAGCCTTTGCTAGCGTCGCTTCGTCCATCACGACTTGTACCGGTGGCATCGTGCGCTTCTGTTTCGGTTTCTTGCTCTTCTTCAAAGTTCTCTCCAAGTAGCTCTTCATTGTGTTGCTGCAACCCAAGTTCGGCACGTTCATCTAGATCAAGCGCTTTGCCAAGTGGCGCCGCGCGTTCTGCGGAAATAGGAAGCAATTTAGCCAAGCGCCGGAATGCGCTCTTCTTAGCCATTGCCTCGAAGTCCGTCGTCCATGGCGAACGGCCCGATCGCGCGGACGGGGATCGCGCTTGAATAGCTTTGATTTGTTCAAGTGACAGAACCTCAAACATAATTTCTCCACCTATCGGCTTTGCCGTCGCATATGCGAATGTCAGCGGTGCACTCATCATGGCGATTGGCTTGTGCTTAAGAAATGGCGAGCTTCCTAGCTCATAATCAAACACGTCCCCCTCGTGTACGACATTCATGGCCAGCGAGGCGACTTGACCGCTACGCCATGCAAGAGTCGCCAATCCCTTGTAGCCAGGGATGAACTGCACCACTCCCTTGAACGGAATGAACCATGCGTTACCAAGAGCTGGATCCGGCGATAGACCAAGCGCCGCACATTGAAGCACGGAGCCAATCAACGAGGCCGGCTTACAATCAAGCAGCATTGGGTTTTGTGCACACAGCGTTGTAACGATCTGCGCAAACCTTGCTGGCTGCATTAACTGCGACGGCAGCGTGCGTGCGATGGTATCCATGCGCGACTCAAGCATTTGCCGCAATGTCGATACTTTGTCTTTTACAGCGATCGTCCCATTACTCATCTTGATCCTCAACGGCATCCTTATTCGCGATGCGCTTCAACTCGGTTTGCGTACGGGCCTTTACCATGTATTCTTTGACGTTCTTGGTGAGGATCCTGAAACCAGTACCATCCGGCCATACCCCAGTGGTTGCATCACCAAGCGCGGCGCGGATCTTATTCTCCATCGTCTTAGCTATAGACTTAGCCTCTTTCTCTTTGGCTTTCTGCAACGCAAGAATCTGAGCCCATTCGCGGATATCAGCGCCGAATTCAATCACTTTCGCATCCAACTTACGACGCTTGAGTGCATCGGTTGTGGCCTCATGGCCGTCTACTTCAGGAGGTGGCAATTCACCTCTTACGCGCTTCCAGAATTCAGCACACGCGCCAAGAATTCTCGCGTGCGCATCTCGATCAGAAACAATCCATTCATGTTCCAGCGAATCAAATCCGAACTGAGCAATAACTGCGATGCGTTTGAAACCTGTGCAAAGCATTTCGTGCTGACACTGCCACCAAATATACCGAGGTGTCCCATTATCCCAATCAGATCGCCGATGAGAAGTAACTGTTTTTACTTCAGCTCCTTCGCTGGAAAACGTGTCCATTCCATCTGGTGTAGCTGCTATGCCATCACCAATGTAAATTGGTGAAGTATTGAAAACGAACGATCTCTTGTTGCGCATGTTCCATTCATCGAGGATCGCTCTCTCGAGATACTTTCCAGTTTTCATGCGCTCAGTGGGAGAATCATCGCGCTCGATTAAACCTGTTTTTTCAAGCCACATCGCATATGCACTCGTGAATGGTGATTCGTCAGGTTCGACAAGAGCAACAATCTCAGTACTGCCAACATAATCTTTTCGGTCGATCATCATGTTGCCATAGTACATTCAAACAACATACAGTGTCAACACTTCAGCTAAGGAATCTTCCAGTTGTTTTTCCCCTCATGTCTTATTCGGCCAATCTTTTTAAGCCTGAATAGGACTTGGGTTACGTACTCATTCGTAGAACACATTCCCTTAGAAAGTGCTTTTTTTTCTATCAATTCGTCGCAGTAATTGACGATCAATTGCACATTGTTTTTGCCCATTCCTATCGCTTGGACCACTGCATTATTCCAATCGCGCAGCACTTTAAATGACGCCATTATTTTGACCTCGATTCATAGCCCTTGCCTCGGCATTTGTAACAATCCAGTTGCACGCGATTTCCTTCGTCATTAACGATATTCAGTTTGGCTGAACCTCCGCACATAAAACACACGTCGCGGCATTCATCAGTTCCAACACATGAAATAAGCAGAAAGTCTTGGAATTCAACCTCCGCTGCTAAATCAGGCTTCCTTAGCCACTGGCCGTAAGCAATACGACGCGAACATTCTTTAATACGAATCTCAAGAATTTCAGTGTATTTTGTGACCATGAATTGAAGGCTAATCTCGGTTGTGTACTATGTCAACAAGAAAAGAGACATGAGTCTCTAGTTGACCCGATTTCATATACATGTATTGTTGGATTATCGAGGCCTGGAAACTTCGACTCAAAATTAAGAATCTACTGTGCCGAGCGCGTCATTCCAGGCCCGCGCTCGGCACAGTAGAGCTTTGGCGGTGATGTCATTCGAGTGAATCTGGAAGACTCAGTAAAGAAGCTCCTGCCACGCATGATGAAAGAGATGGGCTGGAGCAACCGCGAAGTTATTGGCGCTCTATGCTGCGTATGGGGAGCAACCCAGGATGCTGAGATAATCGATACTAAGTTTGACCGATTAGTAACTGTTTGCGCGGTTGAATTCGATGATGATGCCCAATGCGAGAAGTTCCTTAATGCAATGATCGGAGTACGTCTTATAACGCTTTTGGATAGCGGTCTGATGCATATAAAGGGCAACGAAGTGCATGTTTCGCGTCTTCAGCAACTCAGAGGAAGCGCAAGCAAGGGTGGCGAGGCGCGTCAAAAAAAGCTCAATGATTTCGTTGCCTCAAGCTTAGCTCAAGCTAAGCATACCGGAGCCTCAACGCAGCCTTATCGGAGCGCTCCTTACTCCTTACTCCTTACTCCCTTCTCCGAAGAAGAAAGAAATACGAATACAGAAAACAGCAAAAAGCCAAAACGCAGACCAAGAACGCCTACGGCGCCAGCGGCTTCGCCTACTGGGTTCGCTGATGTAGTATCCTGTTGGTTTGAGCATTACGAACGAAAGTACCAGAAGAAGCCTAAATGGGGTCCACGCCAAGGGGCGCAACTCAAGCAACTCATGCTGAGCTATAAGGCAGAAGAACTCATAAACCAGGAGACTGGCTTGATTCGTCACTTCTTCGCGTGGAAGCGCCCTGAGGTCATTAAGGCGGGCCATTCGTTTGGTAAGGGCCACAGCTGCTTCATACTCAAGATCGAAGAACTGGAAGCGGATATGGCCGCTCCAGAGAGGCGCGCCGAGGCTGCGGCTATCGTGGACCTAGAACGCAAGTCGGACGAGCACGCGGCCGAGCAAGCGCAAACACAACGAATCGTGCACGAGGTAGAACCGGATGCTTACGCCACAGGAAGAATTAATCGAAAGTGCATGGAGAGCCTTGGGACCTTCGGAACGGGAGCACCTGGTGAATTCCTTCCGCCGCCTCGCGCAGCATCACGGCAAGAAGCTCACGGAGGACAGCCTGTTTTGGTACGCGAAACGCTTGTCACCGTGGGCAAAGGGGGACAGGCTTTACCAAGCGATTCCAATGCTGATGGAAGACGATCGGATGCCAAGCATCAAACGCATCAAGGAAGCGATTGGCCCACGGCCGGAGTTACAGAAGGCGCCAGTAGTTCCACAACTCACGCCAGAGGAGCGCAAGCGAAGTGACCATAGCGCGGTGCTCTCGCTGCTTTGGCTTCACTACACCAGTGGATGGGACGCTGAGAAACTCGGAGGAGAACTGCTGCATAGACTATTCGGAGTCGATGTTCATAAAGCGTTTGTCGCTGCTAAGGAAGTCTACCCGAAAGAAGCAGTACTCGAGTGGATGGACGGGCAGCGAGCAGCCGGAAATTGATTTCGATAATCTACCGTTTTAGAAACTGTTGACATAGTACACATAACAGTGGATGGTAATAGAATGAAAAGTTTCGAAGAGTATGAGCTTCTTGCGGCAAGAACCAGAAGCAAGACGAACGATTCAGTTCTGAATGCATCATTAGGCTTGGCTGGTGAGATGGGAGAACTGATTGAGCTCATTAAAAAAGAATGGTTCCACGGCAAGTATATATACCCTGAGGATGTACTAAAAGAGATTGGTGACGTGTTGTTCTATCTATCATGGCTTGCAAATTTAAAGGGGTTCACACTCGAGCAAGCGGCTACTGCGAACATTGAAAAGCTCATGATTCGTTATCCTGAAGGTTTTGTGATGGGCGGAGGTAATGGCCGATGAAAGCAGAAAGCGGAGATATCACAGAACAACGCATCAAGAACCTTGCTTGGTTAATTGCTCGTGGGCAATGGATTCGCAAACCTAATTATGAAGCCGAAAATATGCTTCATGACCTATTCGAAATTGAAAAAATCGGAGCGGATGAATGGCGTGAGTTCTGCGAGGACTGCGAAGGCTCGGGTAAAGCTTTAGTTGTCGATGGAGAAGGCAATAGGGATCAGGTTGACTGTGTAATCTGTGGTGGCAAGGGCTATCAATGGACCGATAAAGAGCAGAAAACTTGACACGAAAATAAATCTGGAAAATAACTCTCCTCTGTCAACCCAAGGAGGCACTGTTGAGAGTTGCGGTTTGTGGACTAAGATTGCTTGGAACAACTACCGCAGCCTGCTTGGCAGAAGCTGGCAACGACGTAATCGCTTGGGACCCTCAAGAACGGCAATTCTTCACTGAACCTGGATTGAATGAGGTCCTTGTCCAAGGTTCGGATAAACTGAAGTTTGGAACAGCAGAAGAATGCGCATCCGCTGATATCGTGTGGATTACCTTCGATACACCGATTGCTGATAATGTTGCAGATGTAGATGCAGTATTCGCCTGGGCCAATCAAGTTCTCGTCCACTGCAAGCATCACCAAATCGTTCTCGTCTCGTCGCAATTGCCAGTCGGAAGTATCGCCAAAATGGCCGCTAAATATCCTCACCTCGTATTCGCTTGCATCCCTGAAAATCTACGACGTGGCAAAGCAGTGCAAGACTTCAAACAACCTGCACGCATCGTAATCGGGACAGGCGCAATGCTAGAGCTTCGCGGCATCCTTGAGCAGCTATTCAAGCCATTCTGTCAAAATCTGTTCTGGGTTGGTGTTGAAACTGCTGAATTTGTTAAACACGCAATCAATGCATGGCTTGCCACTAGTGTGGCTTTCTCTAATGAAATTGGTGAGTTAGCGATCAAATATGGAGCTTCTCCGGAAGCAATTGAACGAGCCATGAAGATGGATGAACGCATCGGCGAGAAGGCCTATATCGCTTATGGCAAGGGTGGACCAGGACCACATCTGTCTCGAGATGTTGGCTATCTGCTTGATTTAGCACCTGATTCCAATCTTTTACGTGGTGTAAAACAGGCAAATGACGAGTATGATCTTAAACGGGCAATCCATACCGAGACCGTCGAACGTATCTACGCAGGAGGTAAGCTAAATGGCTGAGAACAAATCTTCTACTGGACACCTATTCAAACCTGGTCAGTCAGGTAATCCAGGTGGCAGGCCAAAGGCCTCTAATCGCGTTCGTGAGCTCGCTCGAGCCCTAACCGAGGACGCTATCAAGGCTTTGCACGAAGGCCTCTCAGCAACGCGTACAGTGAACGTAGGAGGCGACGCGATTGAAACAGCGGACCATCCGACGCGCATCTTTGCTGCTCAGGTTTTGCTTGACCGTGGATGGGGTAAGCCAACCATTGCCGTTGAAGAGTCGGAAGAGGACTTGAGCAAGTACTCCCTCAAAGAGCTTATGACCATGTTTGAAGAACAGGCCAAGGCTGCCGAGTTGGATGTTTAATGTATTTTAACGTTGCCGGTCGCGGCACCATTGCCCAAGCGGTGCGCAGGCGATTGTTGGATGAAGGTTACCAGATCGGAGCACATACGGCCGAAGTAATGATTGATTGCAGCGGTGATTATGATGCCTTTGAGCAGATCAATGAGCGTGTCAAATACATCGATCGCGCCATTATTGTTGGCGCGCGTCGCATCATTACGATGGCTGGTGGTTCAATCGGAAGTGGTAAACATGTTCCAGGCCGAGCCACCTATGTAGCTGCGAAATATTTCTTGTATGGCTACGTCGAGCAAGTAGCCCACACACTTCCACCTGGCCACACAATCAACATGATTGCCCCTGGCCCGGTGCTCAGCAATATGACTCGAGGCGAGCTTGAACCGAGTGAGGCAGTATCACCTAACCTGACTGCGCAATGCATAATCGATCTGATGAGCGATGAATGCACGGTCAACGGCAAGATCGTCTCGGCTCAGACAGGCAAATGCTTCGCATTACGGGGTGTTGAAGTTTGAGATTTCCACGCCATACACCATTCAAAAAGATTCCACTAAACTATGACATTGTTATCTCACAGAACTTTGGGAGACAAATTGATTCTTGGCGCGCGCGAACACTTCCTAACGGCGGTTCGGAACTTCATACCGTTGTGGTTGCAGAAGGTCTCAGACGAGCTGGCCTACGTGTGGCTGTCATCCAACCCGGCCCTCACTACGTTAGATGGGAAGGAGTCGACTATCTCTCCCTCGAAGACGTCATCCACAGAGGACTCTTCGAAATCACATGCGATGTGCTTGTGTCTCAGCGCTTTGGGTCTCTCCCAGCAAACGTATCTTTCGCCCGCCTCGCAGTTGAAATGCATGACCTGCCCGATGAGAGGGTGCAAAACATAACTGGTGCAATGGCCCAGATACAGGGCTGTAAGACGATCCTGCACAGCCAATTCAATTCGGACCTATACGAAGAGTTCCCGGGCAAGACAATCATCCCTGCTGTGTTCGAGGATTCGCTTTACGACATCACTGCGCCACCGTTGCGTGAAGACAAACGAGAGCGCGTGTTTGTGTATGGTTCAGCTGCGATGAAGGGTTTAATTCCTACGCTCATGCTTTGGGGTGAACTCAGGCGCAATCACTATGCGTTCCGCAAGGCGACACTAATCGTCACGTCACCTGGATATGACTCACCAGAGATGGACAAGCTTCGTAATACTCCAGGCGTGGTCTACGAGCAGCAGAAGACGCTTGGTGACATGATGCTGCGCATTGCCAATAGCGATGGCCTCTTTCAGTTCAACGCGATGCCTGAGACGTTTGGCTGCGTTCATGTGCTCGCCGAAATCGTTGGCCGCCCCGCATGGGTGATTTGCAGTGAGGCAGGTCCTGGTGCACTCAAGGAGGTGCTTGCGAATCCATGGACTGTGCATACCAATCCAAAAGATTTCGTTGACGCCGTGTCGCAACGTAAATGGCCTACGCTCGCGCCTGCGCATGACTACCGCATGACGAAACTCTTGCCGCAATGGCTAGAGGCCTTGGGCTTTACTAAACAAAAGGAGATTGCCGCGTGATTAGTTCAGACATGTGGAAGAAGCTAGAGAAGGGTGACTTTTCGACTAGCGCATATCCTCAAGGGCACGGCATGCGAAAGCCTCACCCGCATGGAAAGCTATCGCCATCACAAATCGAAGCCATTCGTAATTCGGATTTGCCTCAGGCAATCCTAGCGCGCAATTACCGCGTCTCTGTATCCACGATTAACGGTGTAATCAATCGCCAACAAAAGGAAGAAGAATAATGCTTTCAGTCGGTCAAGTCGTCGTCCTGAAGTCAGGCGGTCCTGAAATGGTTGTCACGTCATCCAAGGATCTTGGAAATGGTCAGCAAGTCAGCGTGCTTTGGTATGCGAAGAACAATGGCCGTAGCCAGTTCAATACCGCAGCAGACCTGCCAGCCAGCGCATTCACACTTGCGCCAACAATTGAACTAAAGAGTTATGTAGCACCGTGAGCGATAAAGGCATCCACGTCGGTGAGATTGGTATGCTCGTCCATTGCGGGCATGTGCTCGTGTTGCCGTGTAAGCGCGGAGCATTCGCAACCAATCGCCATGACCAGATCATGACCTATGCATTGGCAGCATATGGCGAATACGGCGAAGACGAGTTCTCCGTGCTCGAGCATGTACTCAAGCCAGGCATGACGGCTGTAGATGTCGGCGCGAATATCGGCACGCATACAGTTGCATTCGCCAGTATGGTCGGTGACAAGGGCCGCGTGATGTCGTTCGAGCCGGTCATATGCAACTTCCATCTGCTTTGCGCCAACATCGCATTCTCGGGGCGACAGAACATCTATCCAAATCGCGCAATCGTTGGGTCAGAGAACCGCATTAGGTTCATGTTGCAAGTCGACCAAGAGCAAAAGCTTAATTATGGCCGTATCAATGCCAAGAAGTCTGCAGAAGAATCAGATAAGCGTGGTGTAGGACTACCAGAGATTACGCTTGATTCGCTTGGTTTGACTGAATGCGACCTTATCAAGATCGATGTCGAGGGCAACGAACTAGACGTGCTCATGGGAGCAATAGATACGATCGAGAAGCATAAACCGACGCTGTTCGCCGAGTGCAATGATGGCGATGATCCAAGCCGTCTACTCGAGTTCATGCACGCGCGCGGATACCATACCTACTGGGTCTATAACCGCCTCTACCGCCCGAATAATTACAAGGGTAGCCGTGACGCCAAGGACGGGCGTGATCGTAACATCATCGCAGTGCAGGACCCCACAATCCTAACCAAAGGACCGACGCTAGAACCATGCATCCAGTAATAAAAGAGGCACGTGATGGCAGATAGAACAGCCGCAGCAATTTTCGGAATGGTGTTTTCGGCGTTATCGAAACACGCAGAAGAACCATGGGTAAAACGCTTAGCAAGTCGCCTATGGAACGAGACTGGTGAATTTGATTTCTCGCCATACCAAATCGAAGATGATTCAGCGTTGATGCGTCTCGGGTTGGCGAAAAAGGGAATCAGCAAAGAATACCCGGAAGACGGCGAAGTAGTTTTGTATAAAGGGCGAGATTATTGATGCAACCAGTAACGCCGCTACATGAACCGATTGACGAAGAGACGATTCAAGCGTGCCTCAAGCTGGTGCGTGACACTGGCTTCCTGACTGATGATGAGATTGGGTGGGTTGAGCAAACGCTCACACGACCCGAGCATCGCTATGACGGGTTCGCCATCCTCAAGGAAATGTTCGACGCATGTAAAGCCTACTTGGGCGGTGACAATGCTCGGGCAACGTTTCGAAAAAAAGCCAAGCTACTGTTTGAGCAAACGCGTCTTTTCTGCGGCGGACTAAGCACAGAAAAAGAATCAATTCTGAGGCTAGTGGATGTATGCCAAGCATACCTGGAACAGGAAAAAGATCTTCTTCCATATGAGGTCCATCATGCCAAGCGCGTTGTACGGGGCATCCTGCATGCTCGGCAAATCGTGGCATATAAGCAACGGAACGTGCTTGTTGCTGTCCCGCAACGGGTTCAGCATACGAAACACACTGTCCCTTGCCTAAATGGTTTCTATCCTGGTCAAAACATCCACGCCCGAGTTCACTCTGTATTCGGTCTAGACTATGCGGAGGCTAGGAATGCGCTCGTTGCTGCTGCTTTATCGGATGATGCCGTAACTCACATTCTATTCGTGGACGACGATGTTCTCATGCCTCGAGATGGTTTACAGCGACTGCTGGACTATCACCTACCTATAGTCTCCGGAACTTATTGCAAAAAGAATCCTCAGCTAGAAACGGGCGTGACGGCGATCGGACCGGACCCGCAATACATCGTCAGTCAGCAATGCGTGCCATATGAGCATGGTAACTATGAGCCGATTGTCGTGAGTTGCACAGGAGGTGGGTTCATCTTGTTCGAGATCGACGTGTTCCGACAACTTGGAGAAAAGCCTTATGAGTTCATCATCGACCAAACGCCGCAAGGCAGCCGAGTCCGCATTGGCGAAGACTCGCTCCTCTGCCAAAAAGCCGCCGCTAAAGGCATCAAAACCGCCGTTGTGCCAGGTCTATGCGGGTTGCACGTTGATTTTACAAAAGGTGGGCGAGGACTCGACGTTGAAACATATGGTCCTAAAGAGCTTGTTGATCCATCTACCCGCAGGATTCGACCGGAATACATGGATCAGTATCTCAGCTTCCCCGACGATCCATCTTTCGACGTGAAGGATCTCGTTGCTCCTGATGCGAAAGACTACTTCGGCAAAAACGTCGTCCTCAAAGAGAAGGGGCTGATTCCTTGAGAACAATCATTCTTTCATTACTTCTTGGTTCTGCATGGTCCGAAGGATCGTCCGGTGTGAAGGTTAAGGCCATCAGCACATCCAACAGAATTGTATCAGTAGAAGATCCAGATAATGGTGTAGTCTGCTATGTTGCCGTGGAAGGCATTGCCAATTGGGATATTCATGGCATTAGTTGTGTAAAGGTAAAGCCTTGAAGCTGGCACTTCTATTTGTGGCTGCATGCTCTCCTGGCAACCAAGGTCCAGGTCATATTTATGACACTGCATTCGGGTCTGTGTATTGCGCAGAAGCACGCGAAACCTATTGCGGAGCAACACTGCTTAAATGTCATGACGGTCACAACTATTATTGCTTGGTGAATGTACGCGAGCGTGGCGAATGAAACCTAAATTCGAAACAGGACAATTAGTCATAGAACGTGCAAGTGGACTTTGCTTGGTTGTACTGGAACGTGATGCTATTAAAAGGTGTGTTCCTGGTGATCCGCGTCCACTTAATGGGTGGACTGTTTGCGGAGCTTTTAATGAAGATTACACTGACTATAAACTGCATCATATTCCAGATTACGTGCTGGATTTAGTGAAGGTGAATTTGCAATGAAGCTCTTCGTCACAGGCGGCGCTGGATTCATCGGTTCGGCATTCGTAGAGAGTGCATGCGCGAATGGTCACCATGTCAAAGTGTGGGATAGTGCGAACGGAAATGACCTACGCGACCGAACTGCGTTGACGTTAGCTATGCAAGAGTATGAACCGGCTTGGGTGATTCACCTTGCAGCAACGCCTGGTGTAAGCAGCTCACGCGATGTTGGAATTAAAGACATCGTGAACACTGACAATCTGCTGCATGCGATGCAGGCCACCGACACGAAGCGCATTATGTTTGTGTCCACGGGAAGTGTCTACGGTAGGCAGTGGCAGTTTCCGACGGTTGAACGAGCACCGATGCACCCGCAGGAAGGCTATTACGCTAATGCGAAGCTAGCATGCGAGGGCATGATTAACGTGTGGGCCTCTCAGACTGGTGCCACTGCGGTTATCCTGCGTCTTGGCAGCATCATGGGGCCTGGTAATAATAAAGGCTTTGCGCGCGACTTTGTGCGCCGTCTACAAGATGACCCAACCGTGCTAAACGTCTGGGGCGATGGGCGTCAAATCAAATCTTACCTGCACATTAACGACATGGTAAGTGCGATGTGGAGGACCATGGGTATTTCTCCTGGCGTTGATATATTCAATGTAGCGCATGACCGAGGCGCGTCGATTCGCGATTGCATTCCGTGGGTGTGCGAGGAAATTGGCATTGATCCGATCATCTCATATGGCGATGCGCCAAGTGGAACATTCGGAGACATTCCGACGATCCGCCTGTCAAATGCGAAGCTGCGTGGCATTGGATGGGCTCCGACCAAAACGATTGAGCAAGCCGTGCGTGAAAATGTGAGATGGTTGCTTACGCAAGAGAAGAAGGCGGCAGCATGAAACTCACCAAAGAAATCTGCGATGCGAGTGAATCAAATCCTGGCGATATTGTCAGCGCAGTCAAAGACAAGCCGACACCATGGCCGCGTCCAATCTTCTGGCGTCGATGGCTCGTATCGATTGCGTTCCGATTCAACCACGATGGCGGCATGAGCAAGTTATGCTGGCGTTTATCCAGGGTATTCGCTAGTGAGCAAACGCACATGAGGCTAGCGGCTTATTCGTCTGGCTTATTCATGAGCGCGGTGATGCGAGGTGAATTGTGATTAGCGATCGACTAGAGCATGCTCTGCAGATGGTATTGCGTGAGGTAACCGACGTCTCATCGCAACTAAATGAAATCGCAGCGTTAACAAATGAACGCGATGACTTGCTAAGACAACTGCAATTGTTCTGGCGCTCCGAAAAGCGACCATGGTTTTGCCCAGTATGTACCAATAAACAAGGTCCGCCAAATCATGGAAAAGGGTATCTGCAGCCATTTGGAAAATTCAATCTCCGTTGCGCCGATTGTGAAACCGAATATACGCCAGTGACGAAATGAAAGACTTCAAGCTAACTGGTTCGCTGCGTAGCCACTTCCTGAACCTATCAAACACGATTCAGGTGCTAATCGGTGACATCGTGCTTGCCGTAGAGGGGATGCACCATGAGGCGGTTAGGCGTGAGGAAGCACGCTATGACCAAGCAGCTCGGGCTCGGCGCGCGAATGAGCTATCGAATGATCGCCTTCGTGAGTACCTAGCCGAGCATAAAATCGATACAACAGACGCGACGATAGGGCAGTGCACGGTTAGCGGACGCTCCACGCATGAGACTGCGGAGTTTCTCGGCCTCGAGTACCGTTTTGTCATGCGTCGACTGTGTGCTTTGCGTAAGGACGTGGCGAAGTGGAAACCAGCAATCAGACACGAACCAGCACCGCATAGCGCTGATGTGCTTGAGCTATTTGCAGAAGCGCAGAGACGCTAGGAAAGGAAGCGACAATGACCAAGAAGAAGAAAAAGAAGAAAAAGGGCTGCTAATCAGTTACGAGAGTGAAGACGTGTGGGGCGTCAGCGGTCTCCAAAACCGTATACAAACAAGTGGCGTAGGTTCGATTCCTGCCACTCTCGCCGTTGTCCGGTAGCTCAGCGGTAGAGCAATCGGCTTATAACCGATAGGTGGGAGGTTCGAATCCTTCCCGGACAACCATTTTAGCCTCTCTATGAGTGCAAGCCCAAGGCCCAGTCATCCGCGTAGCTCGCCAACAGGACATGAATTACATTCGCAATTCATGGTGTCGATCCTCGCATTCGCATCTTGAATCAGCACACTACCTGAGTAACCAGGGGCCCCCGCCGCCATTCCCGCTATATCGCGAGCTATTCGACGACACGATCGATCGCATCCTGCGCAATTCCACTGCGCTTGTTGCTGTCAATGACGATGACGACGACCAGATCCTTGGCTTCATCGTGTTCGAAGCGTCGGAATCTGCTACTGTGCTGCATTACATCCAGGTCAAGAAAGAATTGTGGCGCAAGGGGATTGCTCGAGCGCTTCTATCAACGGCCGGCATTACCGATGCAGCCTGCTTCTACTCGTTCAGTTCACCAATAATTGGCAAACTACGCCACGACAACAAATGGCCAGCAAAATGGGCACACGTCCCGCACTGGCTTTTGGAGAGATCATGAAGGTCAAACAAGTACGGCTTACTAATGGTTGTTATGCACTCGAAATGAAAGACAATCTCGTTGCTAGCGACCATCTACAAATTGAAATGCTCGGTGGTGGAAACTTCCTAGTGAAGCTAGGTGCGAAACCGCCAGTATGGATTCACGGCAGCCAGGTGCAGTTTGCTATCTGTGAGCCAGACGAGAAACAAGCCGTTAAGAAGTGATTCCACGAGAAAAGTTGCAGCGTGAGATTGCCGCGAGATTGGCCGCAGCAAAGCGCGCCAAGGACTTGCGCGAGAAGACGCTCACCATTCTCTCACCAAAGCAGCGCGCATTCGTCGAGGACAAGGCACGCCGTCGTGTTGCTGTAACCTCTCGTCAGTCAGGCAAGACAACAGGATGCCTTACTATCCTCACGAATGCAGCACAGGTGCCGAACACCGAGCACCTTTATATAGCTCCAACGCGTGAAGCAGCGCGTGATCCATTTTGGGAGCGGCTCAAGAAACATTGTGAGGACAACAAGCTAAACGCGCTCCCGAACGAGACACGGCTCGAGATGCGCTTCCCAGACCGCAATAGCATTATTTCACTTCGCGGCGTGCCAGACATTAAGCGCGCGAATCGCTTGCTGGGTCCTACGCGTGATACAGTGGTCATTGACGAATCGGCCAGCTATCCAGATGCCGTACTAATGACGCTAGTTACGAAGGTGATTGAGCCTTCACTTATGGTCAAGAAGGGTAGCCTCATCCTTGTCGGCACACCAGGACTGCAGCCAAAGGGATTCTTCTACGAGACCACTAAGAGCAGCGGCTACAGCCATCACGTCTGGGGTATGTCAGACAACCCCGTCTATGGCGATGGAGTCGCAGAGATTCATGCCGGCATCCTCGAGAGCAATCGGTGGACGCGAGAGTCTCCAACGTTCCGACGTGAGTACCTTGGCGAGTGGTGTGCTGATACGGAAGCAGGAGTCTATCGTGTAAGCGACGCTAACCTATACGACACGTTACCGGAAGGTGACTGGCGTTACGTTCTTGGCGTTGACTTCGGTTACCGCGATGAGGCGGCCTTTATCGTCGTCGGATGGCGCGAGCATGATCCCACTCTCTACGTTGTGCACGAGGATTCCGAGCAAGAGCTACTTGTTGATGGGTATGTGTCGAGGCTTCGCCAACTCATTAAGGATTATAACCCAATCGCCGTTGTAGCTGACGCAGGAGCGCTTGGTAAGACGCTGGTCGAAACCCTCATTATCAATCATGGACTTCCCGTCGAGGCCGCAGATAAGCGGGATAAACCCGTCGCGATCCGGCAAGTGAACGCAGATTTGTCCAAAGGTGTCATCAGAATTAAGCGCGATGGATTGTATGACCAAATGAGCACCCTCCGATGGCATCCTGACAAAATTGGCCTACTAGAGCAACCGGGAATGCCTAATGACCGTTGTGACGCATTCCTATACGCCTATCGCCGGGCCATGCACTACACGCAAAAGCCGTTACCACCGAAGATTTCGCATGGATCTGCCGAGTACTTCACACAAATCGAGCGCGAGATTCGTGATCAATACGAGCGTGAAGCTACCCACAACCAGTTTGAGCAGGATCCATGGGCTCGTGACTGACCGTTTTATCCAACAGTATGAGTGGAAATGGCGGACGAGACACTGGTGGTAGTGGCCCTATTGTCGCAACTGCGACCCAAGTTGGTGGGCCTGCAATCGTCGCGACGGGCGGACCAACAAGCGGTGTCGCAGTCATTGCGACTGGGACAGGTAGCGGTGCGGCGGTTACAGCCACTGGTGGCACAACTGGAATTGGCGTCAATGCCACCGGCTCTGGCGGGGTTGCCGTTGTAGCAACTAACACCAGCACTGCTGAAGCACTTAAGGTGATGGGCGATGCGGCGAGTACTACCGCGGCATTGGCTCCATTGTTCATCGCGCCGTTACAAAATCAGCCCAGCGGAACTCATGCCATCGGGCACATGTATGTGACGGCTGCTGGCAAGCTAATGATTTGCACCTCGGCTGGAACACCTGGGACATTTACCATTGTTGGCACGCAGAGCTAATGGCTCTAACCGTCTCTGAAATCAAAGACCTGCTCGCCTTCGGTAAAGAGCTTGGGTTGCAGCAACTCCAAACGGAGGGGCTCGTTGCCATCTACGGCGTAACGCCTGTTGTGCAGCAATCAACCGCATCAAGCACCGATAGTCATACCGACGAAGCACAGGCAATTCTTGCGCATTACTCAGCGGTAGGCCGCGAACAACTGCGGAGTCATCGCTAAGTGCATTGGACAGAGACAGAGGTGGGCGAGGCGCATACGGTGCTTATGCCTTATCTTGAAGCACTCAAGGCAGAGTATCGCGACACGCGGCTAACGTGGTTCGAAACGTTCCTTGGCATGTATGCCGATATGCAGGATATCAGCCTCCTGCCATCGCGTGCAAGTGCACCTGCCTCACCTCTTCTAAATCGTTACGCTGTACCGGTCAACGTAGTGGCTCCGCTGGTAGATACGGCTGAGGCGCGAATTACCCAAGCAAGGCCGCGACCGTTCTTTAAGACGGTCGGCGGATCGTGGTCCCAACAGCGGCAAGCGAAGAAGCTACAGAAGTTTGCCGATGGCATATTTGATGAGACGAAGGCTTATCGTCTCGGGGCCCAAGCACTGAAAGACGCGGCCTTGCTTGGTACTGGCTGTGTAAAGGTTTTTACACGTAACGGTCGCATTCACGCCGAACGCGTATTAATGAGTGAGATTCTTGTCAACGAGGTGCTTGGCTTTGACTCCAAGCCGCCAGAGCTTGCGCAAGTCAAGGAAGTTTCTCGTGCATCTCTCAAGGCGCAGTTCGATAAGAAGCATTGGCAAGCGATCGATGAGCTTCTTTCGGTCGCCAACCGAGCAAGCTCGTTCTTCACCGACATGGTCGAAGTCTACGAGGCATGGTGGCTAGCCAAGGACGACAAGCCAGGACGACACTGCATCGTCATTCGCGGCGCCACGCTGCTAGATGAAGAATACAAACACGATTACTTCCCGCTGATCTTCATCCGCTGGCGAGAGGCGCCTACTGGATTCCACGGACTTGGCATCACTCAGCAAGTGATGGCAACGCAGATTGAAATCACGTCGACTGTAAAGAACATCTCCAAGAATCACCACCTGAACGCCAATCCACGCGTGCTTTTGGCGAACGGCGGAGCAGTGAACCCAAACCACATCACGAACGCATGGGGAACGGTTCTTACATATACGCCGCCATATAAGCCTGAGATGTGGGTACCTCAGATCGTTAGCCCTGAGACATATCAGTGGTTCACGATGATGTATGAGAAGGCCTTCGAAATCTGTGGCCTCTCTACGCAATCAGCATTCGCGCAAAAGCCGAGTGGCGTTACTGCAGGCAAAGCACTGCGTGAGTTGTCAGACATTCAAAGCGATCGTCTTGCACCTGTCAGCATGCGCTATGAGAATTTCTATCTAGATTTGACGAGGGCATTCGTCGATTGCGCCGAGAAACTATATGAAGAGGATCCAAATTTCTCCGTAGTCTCACCCGGTAAACGCAATTCTGAGCGCCTCAAGTGGAAAGAAGTGTCCATGCCGAAGGACGATTATACAATCCAGCTGTTTGCGGCCAACTTCCTGAGCCGTACGCCAGGCGGCCTCTTCGACGACATCCAAGACCTGATGAACATGCAGCTGATTGACCCTGTAACGGCGCGCAAGCTGCTCGACTTCCCCGATCTGCAACAAGTGTTCGACCAAGAGAACGCCGCGCGCGACAACTTCGAATCGCAGATCGAAAAGATTCTCGACGAGAGTCTCATGTTGGACCCGCAGCCGTTCGACGATCTGCAACTCGGGCTCAAAACGTACCGCGATGCATACAACCGTGCTCGCCTAGATGACGTTCCAGAGAAGCAACTTGACATGCTTCGTACCTGGATCGAGCGCGCGCAAGCATTGATTCCACCGCCACCTCCGCCGATGCCTCCAGGCATGATGGCGCAACCACAAGCCTAAGGAAATAACCAACGATGGGTGATGACGAAGCCGCATTCCAAGAATTCGCAACCGCAGCCATGGCGCAAGCCGCTGGAACCGCTCCAGAGCTTGTAGCTCCAGCGCCAGCAGAGACTCCAGCCGCAGAACCTGCGGCGGAACCAGCCAAAGAAGCGCCGGCAACAGAAGCGAAGGAGCCTGAGCCGGCCAAGCCTGAAGAGAAGAAGGAAGAGATTCCCGCTTGGAAAAAAGCTGCTGAAGCGGAACGAGCAAAGCGCGCCAGTAAGAGCAATGAGACGAAGTTGCAAGCGCGCCTTGCCGCCGTCGAGGCGGAACTAGGCAAGTACAAAGCGTTTGAGGCGAAGAAGGAAACGGATCCGCTATCCGCCGCTGCAGAAATGGGCCTCGATTATGAGCGGCTCACCAAAGAGTATATAAAGACGCTCGATAAGGACTCTGGTCCAAAGGTCGATCCTGAAGTCCAAAAGCTGTACCAAAAAATCCAACAGGTAGAGGGACTGCTTAAGCAACAGCAGCAAGCGATTGAACAGCGAGGCCAAGCCGAAGCCGTTCAAGCGTTCAATGCTGAGCTCAAGTCAGAACTCGAAACAAAAGGCGACGCACTCGAATACGTCAAGTCAGACCCACAAGGGCCAAGTCTAGTTTGGGAGATCAGGGTGGCTCATTACAGGGAAACGGCACCGAAAGACGCGTCAGGAAACATCATCGGACCAGGTGAGATCATGTCCGTTGGTGATGCGTGTGAACTAGCTGAGAAGCACTTGGAAAAGTACCTCGGCAACTTCAAGAACGCAAAGAAGCTCACCGGCAAAGTCGAGGCGCCAAAGCCAGCTGCAAAGCCTGCTGCAACACCGACGCTGAGCCAAGACATGCGGCAACAGAGCGAAACAAAGTCTGCTCCGCATGGTGACGAGATCGAGCAATTGCTCGCGCTCAAAAAGACGCTGGAAGCACAATTGGACGCTCAACGGGGAAATTGACCCTTAAGGATTTTTAGATGGCTCTTACTTCGACTCTTTACGATAAATTGCTCAAGGACTGGTATGCACCAGGTCGACTGCAGAGCATGCTCTTTAAAACGTTCCCCTTGCTGGAGAAGATCCGCAAGGAGAAGGCAGCTGGTCGCCAATACGTGCAACCAGTGCTCAACGGTGCGAACGTTCGGCGCTCTGCGTCTTACTCGTTCGTTCAGAACAGTATCACAGAAGTTGCGCCGGCTGTTGCATTCTCGGTCCCATACCAGGCTGATTATGCAACCGTGGCGATCAACGGCAATACGTGGCGACAATCCGAAAGCGACGTCGGCTCATTCATTTCTGCGTTCAAGTTGGTCAATGACCAAGCGATTGCAGCGCTGCGTAAGTCTCTGGCGCTCAAGCTTTACCGCAATGGTACTGGCTCGGTTGCACAACTCGGCGGTTCGAGCACTGCGGCTACTGTGCAGGCGCTCACCAATCGTGCTGACGGGTACAACTTCGAGATTGGCGATATCTGTGCCTTCTCGCTGACCGACGGCGGATACACATATACCGGCCTTCCGGCGTCAACCACTGGCGCAGTCATCGCAGGCATCCAAGATGACGGTACTACCACGTCACTTGTATTCACTACGATCTTGAACTCAGCCGTTACTGACGTCACGAGCGCGGCTTACGTTTACCTCAACTCCGGCGATGCACAGAACAACGCATCCACGGCTGTCGTTGTTCAAGGTCTCCTTGCCTACGCTCCAGCTTCTACTGTGTCTCTCACGGTCAGCTTCAATGGTGTTACGCGCTCAGGCGATCCTCGTCGTCTACGTGGCCAATTCGTTGATAATCTGAACAGCTCACCGCCTGATGAACAGATCCAGCAAGGCCTAACGATGCTCATTGCATTGGGCGGTATGCCTGACGCTGTGTTCATGAACCCGCAAGACGTTCTCAACTTGCAGAAAGTTGCAGCGTCCAAGGTTCTTCGTTCGCAAGGTGGAACGGCTACCATTGGCTTCAAGTCGATCGTGTTCCAGACTCTGTCTGGTGACATCACTGTTTACTCAGATCCGGCATGTCCGCAAGGTTACGCATTCATCCTTGAGATGGATGGTATCAAGCTTGTATCCATGGGCGAGCCGATCGGGGTGCGCAAGCAAGGAGACGCCACCATGGTTCGCACGTCTACCAGCGCGGATGCATGGCTCATTGATTGGGTTGGTTATACCAATCTTGTGTGTGAGCGCCCGGGCCAGACCATTTGCACTGTGAAACTCTAATAGGAGGCTGATATGGGTTTTAACTTTCGCACCAAACAGCCTCTACGAACCTATGGATTGGAATGGGCAGCGATCCCATTCAGCTTCGTACCAAACGCGAGCGATTCGACGGCCAACCCTACTGCCGCAAACATCTTTGGACCGGTTTCAGTTAGTTTTGCCGGTACTGGTTTGTACAACGTAGCTCTTGTTGGCGGATGCCCGCGCGCTATCATGGGTGGATTGGTATGCGAGACAGCTCTCAAAGGGTTGTTTCAGGTTGACTGTGCAAATGTGAACTCTACGAACGGAACATTTCAAATCCGCGCGTACACGTTTGCAACGACCACGCTAATCAACTTCACCGCGACCACGAGCGTACAGAAGGTTCACGGGGTCATCTATCAACAACTATCGAGCTTCACTCGATAGGAGGGGCGCATGTTCGATCCGAAAAAGGCTGCGCTTCTGATTGTTTCGAAGCATGGCGAGCCTGATGGTGACGAAGAAGACATGGGCGCAGAAGATGGCTCCATGGGACCAGAGGCATTAAAGGCTGCTTTTGAGTCGATGAAGAAAGGTGATTACAACGCCGCATATGATGCATTTCGCGCGGCAGTTCATTCATGTGGGTCCGACGAATACGAGGAATAAAATCTCTTGGCGATCGTCACTCTTCAGAACCTGATTGATCGCATTCGTGTTCGCGCCGATCATGTCACATCTGGGTTTGTAACCGATGCAAACATCATTGCATGGGTAAACGTTTACAAGGCTGAGTATGAGGACTTACTTGTACGCACGTTTGGTGCGGACTACTCAGCTACATCAAACACTTTCAGTGCTACGAACGGAACAGGGTCCTATTCCCTGTCAGCATTGACAGCAGGCACATTCTACAAGCTTCAGGGCTTAGATATCGCAGACGTAACTAGCCCATCTGGATGGCGCGACGTCAAGGCATTCAATTTTCACGACCGTAACAAGATCCAAGTGCCTGGAACCGTATTGCCAGTTCAGGCCAATGGCGAGATCCGCTATCGTGTTTGGGATGCGAAGTTACTACTTCGCCCAATCCCAACAGGTACCGTCACAATGCAACTGTGGTGGACTCCGCAGACAGTTGCAATGTCAGCCACCACCGATAGTTTTGATGACGTAAACGGATGGTCTGAACTCATCGTCGTTGATACGGCGATTGCCATCAAGGACAAGGAGGAATCTGACACCTCAGTCCTCCAGAATGACCGTCAGCGAATAATCCAGCGTATTACCGAGATGGCGCCGAATCGCGATGCAGGTGACCCTCATACAATCGGAGACGTGCAACAGCGATTTGACAATGGCTTGCCATGGTCGAGGTACTAGGTGAAAGTCGGCTGGCAGGATATCGGACTTCTGAACAGTGCCGATCCTAAAGTTCTTAATTCCGCCATCGTAGTTCCAGCAAAAGAGGCACTCAGACAGGTGCGTTCAGCATTGACTGGCAATCTCACTATTAGTGATAATTCTTACGCAGCTGTCGTCACTCTAGGTCTGCTTGGCAACAACAAATCTCAAACATTGATTAATGGAACTGAATATCTAATACAGAATCCACTTAAGACAACGCCAATCGGATTTACTCCAATCTATGCATTCGATTCAAACTACACAGCAGTTGATATACCTCAATGCACTCTTAATCTTGCTCGTACCGATGGTTACTTAGGTATAACCACTAATTTCGATCTGCAGCATACGCTACCATGCATGATTAGAACTGCATCAGCAGTACAATCTATTGGTAATGCAAGCACAACTCAACTGACTGGTTGGGATACAGTAGTAAAAACACGAGGAAGTGTAATTACATCAAATGGAACTACATTCACTATTTCAGAAGCTGGTACATATATGGTTTCTGTAATTCTTCCATTAGAGACTGCTACATATACAGCTGCGCAAGTTCAGATCAGACAAGGCGGTGTAATAATCTGGAGACAATACCTAGCAGCTACATTTTCTGATTCACCATACCTTCAATCTAATGGAATAGTCAGATTGACCGGATCTGATACGATCGATTTCGCTGCATTTCAGAGTAATGGAGCCGCAGCAGCAAGAAATACTGTTGCCGCCGAGAGGCGAATGGCCATTGAGAGGTTATACAACGATACTGTTTTCACAGGGAATGTTACCGGCATTCTTTGGGGTGGATGAATGGCATCTCCATTAGACAAACGAGTCATATCGATCAATTTCGTATCTGGATTGGATCAGAAGACAGATCCTAAGCTCACCACGCGTCTCACGACTGCGGACAATGTTGTCATTCGCAAGACTGGCATTATCGAGAAACGACCAGGATTCGTTGCCAATGGTACATGGACAACATCTTCTATTTCAACAAATCCAGTAAGAGTTTTTCCATTCGGAAATGGTGAGTTCACTATTTCAGATTGGGCTACCGACAATGCAACTGCGACAAGTGACACCTCTTTTCGCGGCGTACAACGTATTCAGGGTAGAATTGGAAATAATTGGATAAATGCACAACCATATGAATTTGCAACTGTAAATAGCTTACCGTTCATTGCAAACACTGATTCTATATACAAAACAGACACAGTAATTATCGCAGCTAGTGCAACTCAAAAAGGAGTAATGGTTGGTTTTGCACAAAACCTTAATAATGTCGCAACGACAATTATTGCCATGGATCTTGATACTGGCTACCAGAGTTTTTCTGCTGCTAATAATAGTGGCACATCAAGAATGGTCACATTTAGTGCGACTTCTCTAACTGCTTACTGCGCAAGTATTAGCACGAATGGAGATATTCTATTTACATCATACGATTCAAGAGGGATACAAACAGCAGTTACAACAGTATCTGCTACTGTTCTGACTGGAGTAAGCGTACCTGATGTGGTCGCATTGGGCAGTAAGCTGTATTTTACTGCTCCGAGATCTGCCACGCAGTTCACACTTGGCTCGATAGATGTAAATACCTCTGCAACATCGCTCACTGTCATATCGTCAAGTGTTACCAATGTTTACACAATGGTATTGGCAACTCCAATTCCCACAACAGATCGTCTAAGAATTTTCTTCAATACAGCATCTAATACATCAATATATTACACAACGTACAGTCTGACTTTATCAGTCATTCAATCGATAACTAGTTTCCTACCATTGGTAGGACTCACATTAGGCATGAGCCAATTAGCTGCTTGTGAAAATACCGGAGGTACTTCTTCCAGCTTATGGGGAAGCATAGCCCATGGAATTACAGCTAATGGAACACAATTAGTTAGCCGATCTGGGTGGTTTGGTGAATATAGCAATGCAGGAGTATCGCAAATTTCAAGCGGTGCGGCATCAGCGACTGCATTGTTTCCTGGATCAGTACTATCTTCAAAACCATTCTTGGTGCATGGCCAGCCACATGCATTAATAAGTATAACATCGAATCAAGTTAATGTTTCTCAGCAGGCATCTACATTTCTTGTTCGTCGAGTAGGCTCCCACCATGTACCAATTGCACGAATTCACTATGGGATAGGAAATGGTGCAATAGAAGGTCTTGCAGGTTCATTGCCTTCTCCTATGTCTTACGATGGAGATATTTTCTATTCTCCAGTGAGACGTGCTAATTATTTCAGGGCTGCCAGTGGCAGTATCAGTGTTGCCTATTCTGTCGATTCAGCATCATTCAATTTCTCACAATCACAATCTCTTTGTACTGCTGAATTAGCAAATTCAACATATATCAGTGGCGGATTCCTGCAAGAAAACGATGGCTCATCGATTTTCGAAGCGGGTTTTTTAACCCCGCCATCTGTTATACAATCAAGCACTACTTCTTCTGGGGGAGCCCTTACTGCTGGTCAGCATGCTCTTGTTGTGGTGAAGGAATATGTAAATGAACAAGGAAAAATGTTCATAGGAACTCCAAGCTTACCATATACACTTACAGTTCCAGGAAACGGATCGATAACGGTAGTATTTACCGATTGGCCAAGCACAAGAAATTCAAATACACGAAGAGATGGTAATCGTTATGCGATTTATATGACCCAGGCAGCTGGATCAATTTACTATCGAGTTAGATCAGTAACGACAAGTGTTGATGTTCCAGACTCAATTGGTTTTTCAATTTCTTCAAGCGATTCATCTATAGCCGGTGGTGATGTACTTTATACACAGGGCGGTTTATTGCCGAGATGGACTCCAGATGCTCCTTCTGTGTTATGCGCACATAAAGGACGATTATTCTGCAATGACCCGACTGATAACTCCATCATTAGATATTCGCTATCAATAGCAAGCGGTGAAGGTGTCAGTTTTGCACAATCGAATTTGATTCTAATTCCTGGCGTAGGAAGAATTACGGCAATTTCACCATTGGATTCACAGCTTATAGTTTTCAGGAGGGGGCACATATTTGTAGTTTCTGGAGATGGACCTGATGATACAGGAACAAATGGTTCATTCTCAGATGGACAATTGCTGTATGCTGATATTGGCGCGGTTGATCAAACACATGTCATAAGATTCTCACAAGGACTTATATTCAAATCTCCTGACAAGGGCTTTTACTTTCTCAGCCGTGATCTACAACTGAGTTACATTGGCGCTGACATCGAGAGCTACAACAGCAAGACGGTAGTTTCTTCTGAAGTTGTTGGCCTACAGGAGGCATCTGGCACGGCAGAGGAATGCCGCTTCCTTTGTTCTGACGGTACCCTGCTAACATACAACTACTATGCCCAGGCATGGACCACGGCGACTTTGGCAGGCTGCACCGATGCGGTACAGACTGGCGGCCGCTACGTTGTTGTCAACCCGTCTAGCACTGCTGCCAATGCTCGCGTGTTTCAGCAATCATTGAGCACCTATACTGACGCGTTTTCAAATACATCAGTTACCTATCAGATGACAGTGGAAACCGGATGGGTAAAGACTGCCGATATTCAGGGGTTTCAGCGCATATGGAATGTGGCAGTACTAGGGGAGGCACAAGGCCCTGGCGATATATCTGTTGAGGTAGGCTACGACTACGAGTCAGCTTATAACGAAGCTCATACAGCTACAATGTCGAGTTTGACTGCCGCAAATTACACAGGCGGTGCTGTTTCTGCGCCGCAATGCAATTTCATTCCAGCACGACAAAAATGTCAGGCCATTAGGTTCAGGATCAAGGACTACCCGACAACCGGAGCTGTCATGAAGCTTACCAATATATCCCTTGAGTGTGGGGTTAAGGCAGGGACATTCAAGCTGCCACCTTCCAAGGGGATCTAATGCCTGACCAGACAGATACTAACACCAATTCATATCTTTACTGGCTCCAGAGAGGTTACCCTTTCGGTGATCCAAATCGTGTTGAAGGGCCTAATGAAGCAAAAGCACATCAAGCCGTAAATGATTACAAAAACAATCCAGCATATGCAGGTACGATTTGGCTAGGTGGCGGAAGAGATGCCCAATTACAGGAAGCCATCCGTCAAGCTCAAGTTCTCGATGAACGTAATGCTGCTGTTCAAAATATCGCTGGAAATATAAATTCAAGTTCTTCTGGCGGACCGCTTCCAGGTGTTGCAACTGGTGGCGGAAACACCCAAGTTGCTACGCCAATCAATGCTGGTGGTTTCGGTGGTTTTTTTGGCCAAAAATCAGACTATCCAGTGTTCGTTCCTGGCATGTATGGTGACACCAGTTATGCAGGTAACCGTGCTGGTGTTAATGACCAAATAGCTAAAATAAATTCGCAGAATCCGTTTTCATCGGATGGCGTGAGTATCGACCAACAGCAACAGGCCGCATTTCGCAATCGACAGATGCAATTAAGCGATGCCTTGATGGCTCAAGCAAATGGCCAGGGACCTAGCGTTGCTGGTTCACAATTGCAGCAATCAACTGAGCAGAATCTTCAAGCTGCTTTGGCCCAGGCAGCATCGACTAGAGGTGGTAATCTAGGCGCTGTTCAATACCAATTGGGCAATGCAAGGGCTAACATTCAGCAGCAGGCAGCTCAACAACTTGCACAGACTCGCATTCAAGAGCAGATGGCAGCACGCGCTCAGCTTGGTGATGTGCTTAACTCAGGACGTTCTGGCGATATAAATCTTGCAACAAACCAGGCACAACTTGGTCAGCAAAACAACCAATTTAATGCCAGCCTTGGTGCCGACCAGAGGAATACTCAGAATGCCATGGCCGCGCAATTGATGGCCATGGGATATAGCCTGGATCAAGCAAATTATCTATCTACGGTTCAGCAAGGCCAATTTGCCAATACATCTCTTGCCCAACAAATCGGTGCTTCGCAAGGCGTATCAGTGCAAAACGCAGGTCAGGGTATTCAACTTGGCGGCGCACTCATCGGAGCTGCTGGAAGTCTTGCGGCTGGTGGAGCTGGCGGACTTGCTGCATACACAGCTTCAAAACTGAAGTGAAGGCGGTCCCTGCCATGAATCTAGGTCGATCGCTAGAGTTTGTATTGTGGTCGCTATATTTTCCGATTCTTGCGACATCGGGAGTTTCAGCTTGGTCACAGGCAGCAGCAGGACGGCAATTGCAATCAATGCGCGCATATCGCCAAGAATGCCAGGTGACAGCGAAGGTTTCAAATAAATGAGCGACTACGTTGGACCACAGCAAGCCAGCCCATTCGATAACCTCAGTGAGGAACAAAAGGCACACCTTGATAAGGCACTCTCCATTGCTAATGGCGTGCAATTGTATAAAGCGGCTGGCGGTGCTGGAGTCGGTGCTCAATGGAAGCCATACGCCGAGCAATTGGCCAAACGTGGCGGACTATCAGAGCAAGAGGCGCTTTTGCTGGCCAAATACAAGATGTGGAAGAGCGGTGCTCCTGTTATTCCAGAAACAAGAACTCCGGCTCTTACTCCAGAGCAGATCGACGCAAATCGTAATGCATTCATCAATGGTGATCCTGCAACTCGTGCGCGTCTGATGGATGAATCTAAAGCAGCAATCTACAACTCAGAGCTTGGACATTTTGATTCTCTCGTTGAGCAAAAAGAGAAGGAAGCTGAGCAACCAGTTCCAGCGTCACAGCCGGTATCGGTGAACGAAACCAAGCAGAAGGTGAACGCGTGAGCGGATTCGACTGGGAGCCGATTGGCAAGTTGGCGGAAGGATTCGCAGAGCGAGCCTATGGGCCAAAGAAAGAAGCTCCAGCACCAGAACCTGAACTAGTCGACCCTAGCGCTACCAATACGCCTCCAGCGCCTGCCACGGCAGAGCAAGAATTGTCCGCAGCCAACGGTGTTGCATCTAATACGCCTGCCACTGCGCAGCCTATGCCCGCTCCTGCTGCTCCTATGCAGGTTGCCCCGGTTGCTGTGTCGCAGAATCCTGGCATGGTCCCGATGCAGACGACGGTTCAGTCTACGTCTGTTCCACAAAAGCTCATTGACAAGCAGAACGAGATCCAGAATCGCGCTCTGACCGCGCAAGACGATCTGGTCAAAGCGCAGGTTGAACAAAACAAACTTCTCGCCGAGCATGCCAAGTCACAGGCAATCGAGGCTGAGAACGCTAATATGCGCGCGGCAACTCAGCAAGCTTATGATGCTGAGCAGCAGAGGGCCAAGGAGGCAGAGCTTCAGAAGGCACTGGATGACTACAATGCGAACAAGCAAGTCGATCCAGATCGGTACAAGAAGCGCATGGGAGTCGGCGGCCAGATTCTGGCTACTATTGGCCAGGCAATGGGCGCATTCGGCGCAGCAATCACACACAGCCCGAACTACGCCCAGCAGATGATCGAACGTGCAATCGATGCGGACATTAGAGCACAAGAGGTAGATATCCAGAGCCGTCGTGATGCTGTTAACATGGCCCAAAATGGCGTGGCGATGTGGCGTCAAAAGGGCCTTGACAATCAGGCGTCTATGGCAGCTGAGCGCATGCGGCAGTTACAAGGCGCAACGGCAAAGATCGATGAGATTTTAACTGCAACGAAGAATCCGCAGTTGCTGGCTACTGGTGCGCAAATCAAAGCTGGTCTCGAGAAATCGTATAATGACACGCTCATGCACTATGGGCAAACATCAAGAAGCACCGTAAGCGCGACGCCGCAACCTGGTCAGCAAGGCACAGAGAATCAATTGCGCATGCGTGCACTTGAGGTCGAAGTACCTCAGAAAGATCCAAAGACAGGTAAAGAACTTCCGCCGCGAACCATCCTGGCTAAAAGTCCGCAGGACGCAGAGAAGGTGCGTGATGCAATTACCGTGTCTCGTCAAATCAAACGCAATTTGGCCGAAATGCGCGATTTGGTTTCTAATACCAGCCAATCTATTAGTCCAAAGGCAAAGGCAATGGTCGAAGCGAAGGACAAGGAGTTGCGCACTCAGTTTGCCGTGCTCCATCATCTCGGAGCGCTTAGCGATCAAGACTACAAGATCGCTGGACAGATTGGCGACCCAACGAGCCTATTTCAGCGAGATTCGACTACGCTAGAACTAATAGGACAATATGAGTCATCTCTTGACGGCATGGTCGAGGGTGAGCTTCGCGGTAGGGGACTTCTGCGGTAATGGCTCGGCGAGTTGCCAAAGCGCCTCCGATTCCAATTCCGAACGAATTGGATCAACCGGTCGTGCCGACTGAGACGCTTGCTATGCAGTCGCCATCGGGCGAAGAAACGCAGGTACCAGCCGATCAAGCTGGTACTCTTGCCGCTCTTGGTTATAAGCAGATCACTCCAGAACTAACTGCGGCCCAGGCCGAAAAAGCGCAGTATGGTCAAGGTATCGTCAATGAACTCGAGGCAGCTGGGCTAGGAATATTACGAGGCTCGAGCCTAGGCCTTTCCGATCTAGCTCTGCGCAAAATCAACCCGGAGTGGGCGGATAGCGCCGCGAAGCTTAAGCAATACAATCCAGATGCGTCGCTGGCTGGTGAGATAGGTTCATTTGCATTGCCAGGTGCGCTTGGGTTACTGGGCAAGGGCGGCGAGATTGCTGGCAAAGGCGCAGGACTACTCCAAGGATTAGTCAGTGGTGGCGGCTCAGGTCTCTCTAAGATCGCCACTAAGATCGTAGGAGAAAATCTCGCTGGCCATGCCTTGGGCGGCGCGCTCAACATGGCGGCGCAATCTGCCGTCTACCAGGCTGCGCACAATCTTAGTGAGGACGCACTAGGTGATAAAGACCTTACCGCAGAATCAATCCTGGCACATACCGGGCAAGCTGCCATTTTGGGCGCTGGCATTGGTGCTGCTCTGCCGATTGCTGCGCGCGCTGCTCAAGAGGTCGCCCAGTCTGCACCTGTTCGATATGCCGTGAGCGGTGCAGCCAAGCAGTTTGCGAAGTTCTTCGACCCAGACCGCTCGCTGCAACTGTTCACGGGCGCAATGAAGAAAGAACTCAACGCGGAAAAGGGCAAGCGCTTTCAGATGGCTGTTGACGAACTGGCGCATGATAGCGGGGCAAGCCTGTACTCTTCTGGGGAAGTGGCGCTTGATCCTCTGACTGCCAAGATCGTTAAAACTGCAAGTGGTCCGCTGCCAGACCAAGCTGGCGCCTACGAGCGCGTTCTCTCTATCAAAAAGCAGGCTGGCAACCTCATGGGAGAGACGCTTGATAAAGCCGATGCAGCGGCTGCGGCTGCAGGGCTTGAGCCAGGAGCCGGAACATTGGGCGTTGCCGAAGCCAAAGCTGTTGGCGACAAGATCGAAAATTTCCGCAAGTCGCTGCAAATCAGCGATGCGACTGCGCAGCGGATTCAAAACGAAACCAACGAGATTGTGCGCGGAATCAATGGCGCAACCACGCTCAAAGACTTGCATCAGATGCGGCAAGGCCTGGACGAACGGGTGGGCGGCAAGAATTGGGAAGCGCTCGCTAGTGAAGAGATCGAGGTAGTCAAAGACCTGCGCCGCATTCTGAGCAAAAAAATAGACTCAGGTATCGGCGAGCTAGCTAAAGATGGTCTTATTCCCAAGGACAGCGTTGAGATCTGGCAGCGTTCTAATCGGTTGCTTTCAAATCTATATACGATCGAGAAGCCACTGGCCGATGCCATTTCACGTGCTGAGTCAAACGTCAACGTCTTCGGTTTGCGCTTCCGTGATATCGGGATCGGGGCCATCGGCGGCGGCGTGCTGGGAGGACCAGCTGGCATTGCTCTTGGATTCGCGAATAAGGCACTTCAGACTGACACAGGACTGCTTGCCCGCGCTGCCATCGGCGAGAAAATGCAAAAGCTCGCATGGGCGGAGCAGCTCATGAACAAGACTCAGTCAGAGATTGCGACGAGCATCAAAGGATTTCTATCGGGCGGTAGCGCGTCTGGAGCGGTCAAGCGTGGACTTGAGAAATATGGCGCACCCCTGGCATACGCTGCAACGGAACGCCGCGAACCAGGGTCACGTGTTAAAACGCAGCAGGATTGGTTTAGCGAGACGCAGAAACAGATCTTGGCCGTAGCCTCAAACCCGGAGGCATTCGCCGCTCACCAGGGCAACGAGGCACAGCCGTTGGCCAATGCTGCGCCTAACGTGGCAGATGCTATCATCGGTAAGCAACTACAGGTATATGCATACCTCGCACAGGCAATGCCTAAAAACCCTGGCATGCCCACTAACATATTTACAGATTCATGGAAACCAGCCGATTACGAGGTGCAGCGATTCCGCAAGGTGGTTCAGGTGGCCAGGGCCCCGCTCACCATTCTGGACGACTTGCATGCCGGTACTATTACCGCTGATCAAGTAAACGCAGTCAAAGAACTATACCCGCGTCTTTACGAGTCGATTTTGACCAAGGTGCGTGAGGAAATCACTGCTCCAGATGTGCGGGCAACCTATGCCCAACGGTTAAAACTAGGGGCTATGTTTCAGGGCACTGAGCCAACGATGGCGCCCGATTTCGTTGCCGCGATGCAAAATCCTGCAAGCTCACCAGATAAGGCAAAACCAATGAAACCGCCAGGTGGTTCAGTCAAATTGTCAAAGAACTATCAAACGTCGACCGAACGCGCCGCTAATCGATAGCCAAAAAAACCCCTTGTATATGGACGCAACCCGAGTCAAGGGCGCTACGGACATCCCTGCCTATATGGCTGCGAGTGTCACATTTTCGGCCACAGCCGCAGCGACTGTTGTTTTTGAGATTACTCAGCCTGCAACTCCAACTCGATTAGTTCGCGTTCATCGCGTTCTATTTTCTGCCACTCAGACAACGGCAGGTAACATCGGTGATTGGCGACTGGAGCTAGGATCAACGTCAACAACTGGCGGAACATCTGCTTCTGTTACTGCCGTTCCAGTTGACTCATCTCAATTGTCAGCATCGGCATCGGTCAAGAATTTCACCGCGAATGGCAACGCGGGGACACTGATAGGAATTATCTATCAACCACGCATGCTAGTGCCAGCTCCAGCTACAGCAATCAATCCTGCCACAGTAATCGACTTCGACACTACAAGCCTTCTCAATGGACGCCCAATCACCTTGCGAAAAGCAGGTGAATCATTGCGCCTGAATTTCGGCGGCGGCACTATCCCATCCGGATTGGCCAACTGCCAAGCCACAATCTACTGGACTGAAGAACCTATCCCAAACGGAACAGCTTATAAGGCGCAATAATCTATGTTTCGCTACTTAATTATCAGTCTTGTTATTTGTGTGCCTCTGGCCGCTTTTGCTGCAGGTACAGACCAAGCCAGCCCAAGCTCGGTAATGACCATCGTTCTGCAAACGATCACTGTTGCAATGCAGTCTTATTTAACCAGCAAATTGCCTCCAATTGAGAAGCGCTTGGAATCGGTTGAGCGTCGTATGGCAAGTCTTGTTAATGGTGTCCAGATATGAGTCAAGGTGAGATTCTCATTCGAGAACTCACATTGCAGGACATCCTTACTAGCTCAGGAAAATATCCTGAGCGTCCTGTAAAATGGCCACCTGATAAATCAATGATCGCAAATGCAAGCGAATTGCTTAATAGGCTAAATCGTTTACAATTATACTGGGAAAGAAAGATTGTCTTAAGCAGCGGGTACCGTCCTGACGCAGTGAATGCCATGATAAAAGGTGCTGCTAAAAACTCACTACATCGCACATGTGCAGCAGGTGATATTCTTGATCCAGG